TCCGTTGATGCCCATTCAATCTGAATGCCGCTACTGGCGCTTTTCATCTGAATGCCGCCGCAGTAGCCGATGCCGGTTATGCCCTGCCAGTTGTTTGTGATCGTTGAATCCGAACCCCACAAGCCAACATCCCACAAGGATGTACCCCACACGCCATAGGTTTGCGGGTTGTATGACAGCGCCGCCGTAGTGTCTTGGATGTCAAAATCGACGTTCATACCGACAAAAATACCCGGTTGCCCGTTGGTAAAAATGCTAGGTCTTGCGCGAGTGAAATACTTCTTAACGCCGCGAGAACCGTAGTAATTAAACGCTTGCAGCGTGTTTGCTTGGATATTCCCTGCGTTGTCTTGATAGTCAAGTGTCCACGCTTTGCCTACGAATCCATTGCCGCCAAAGTAAGGATCGTCGTTAAAGATTTCCCAACAGTTTGCATTCCAGTTGGTGAAATTGCACCATGCTTTTGTGATGTTGTTCATCACATACTGCTGCTGTTGCGATCCTTCGGACGTTGGCACATTGACAAACAGCGCATTGTTTTTTGCGTTGTAAAGAATCTGCCAGCCGAAGTTGTTTTGGTAAGTCCTAGTCGCTTGTGCAAACGCGCCTTGAATCTTGTCTGATAGCGCAATCCTTGGATCAAGCCGAGAACTCTGCACAGCAGAAGCAAGAGGGTAAAGACCGTCAAGCGTGAGGATCAACAGATCGCCCGAATACTTGAACATACACCGCTTGCCAATTGGCGTGCCGAGCTTCCATACGCCTATCAACGCCCATGTCGATGCGCTTGCAGGGTCTGTGCCTCGATACGCAACGATCTCGCCTGTGCTGGTCACAAACACTAAATTGTCATCAGCACCATAGCCAGCATCAATTGTCCACGTTCCAACGGAAACAAGATAGCCACCAAACCGACAGATAGAACTCAGGTCTAGCTGTTCAGCCGCCCCACCAATGGAGGAAGTCGGCAAGTACCATGCTTTGAGGGTGTTTTTCTCAATGAACCATACGCGGTTTTTGAACAGCGTCACATCGTCGAGCGTTGTCGTGGTAACGCCAGTTATCGCGGGAGTCGATACGCCTGTGATCGAAGTCCACGTTGTGCCGTTGTAAAGCAAGGGAGCGTCGAAACCATTGGCGCAATACATATAAGAGCCGCCAGGGGTTGAGACGTTGACGTACTCCCACCGGCTGTTAGTCAGTCCTGAGACAACAGCAGCGCCAACAGCGCCGCCTGCGGTTACGTCGTAAATTTTGCCACCAGCAACCGCAAACAGCTTTTCGGATGCTCCACCGGAATAATTGAACAGGCTTTCAACTTGTCCTGTAATGCCCGTTGCGAATTGCTGATAGCCGCCCCGCAGATTGACGCTTGAGACAGTCGGGAACATATTGGTTAGCTGGACAGCATCCGTCGGTTCCATATTGGCGAGCGAATCGCGGGCATTCCAGCCACCAATAGGCGCAGGCAAGGAAGCGACTTGCGCCGCTGTGCCTTGGATCATCATCCGACGGCGTGCGCTCGTTGCCATCAGTTCGTTCCGTAACCGCTATCAGGAATGTTGTCGTAACCGATAAGAACTGTGCCCGGACGCGGAGCAAGGGACAGGTTAGCGGATGACATATCGAGAGCTTTCGCTGCTTCCATCTCTGTCAGATAGTTACGCATCATCGCTGTGGTATCAAAGCCTTTAGCCTCAAAATACTTTAGCTTTGTAGCGTTGACCATCAGACGGTCGGGATAGATACAGGTATCGGTGTCGGCAGTAAAGGAATTCTTGACAGTCCCATCCGCAGCAGCCGCCCATCCTTTGCTGCGGTACTCAAAGCCAAGATATTCAGCCGTAGACATACCGGGCCAAATCTGAAAGTACGCACCAAGCAAGCGCCAACGGATACGCGGGCCGGTTGAGATATAGCCCGACAGCAGCCATTCCCATTGCTGTGCATCTTCCGGGCCAAGCATTTCCCAATGCTTCGACTTATCCCACATCGTGCGCGGAACAAGGCTTTCGTAATCGCTTGGTAGCGAATACTTGATTTTCTGAAAGTAGGCAGTAGCACCTGCGGCGCTTGCAGCAAAGTCTTGATTGACCGTGACTTGCGTACCCGAATCAACCGAAACAATGTAGGTGTTCTGATTGATGCCTGTGCCTTGAACCTGATATGTCGTATCAAGTCCCGCAGTCGATGCCATCGTGATCGTGCGGGCGGCGGTCGTCCAAGTGCCGGTCGTCGTGATGTATTGCGTATAAAACGCGTGCGGTTTAGTCAGTTCCCGCCAAGCGTGACGGCGCAAAAACTCGTATCCATTCGCGTTCATTAACGCGAGAATTTGGATTACGTCCTGATTGGTGTTACCTGCTACGCTTGTCGGAGTTGCGACGCCAAGCTCGTTAGTTACTTGCTGCACTAACTCCAGCATCGTTGTCGTTGACATTCTCTTTCCTCGGTCGGCCAGGTTTGCGCTGCTCCAATAGCATCGCCATCTGCGCCTTCAGTTCTTCAAGCTGTGCGCGGGTTTCTTCCAACTCACCGCTAGAAACCTTTTGATTCTTGTTCAGCAAGTAATTCCGCGCACGTTCGCGCAATCCTATGCCGCCCATGCCAATCCGTTGAAGCTGATTATCGCTTGCCGTGGCGACTTGTTCAACCGTCTGAAACTTCAGAATCTGCAATTCAGCCAGTTGATTGTCGGTCAGTTCATCGGGGCGGTCTTGAAACCAATCTTTCAGCGGCACGCCGATAACCGGGCCATCACCGCTTTGCATCTGAAAATGCAGCCATTGACGGGGAAACCGCTCTTTGTGGTCATCCCGAACCGGCTGATCGATTACCGTGGTCTTGTCTCCTGGCACAATGATTCGCACGAAAGGCTTTCCCTTGTAGGGGTCTTTTTCGTAGTTGTAAAACTCAACATAGAGTTGCGAATCTGCGTTGTTAATATCTGAATCAAGTGCCATAACGTTCTCCTGTGGGGATTAGGTTTTTGTGCCGACAATGCTGTACCACATACTATTATTGACTGCAAAAAAAATGCTTGTATGATCTTTGGCTACGCTTGCTGAAGTCGTTTTGTTAATTGTTGATGTTGATTCATACGGGTAGACTTTCAGCGCACTAGCACCGCTGTTTGAAACGTAAATCACCTCCCCCATTTCGGTCGGGGGAAGTTTCACACCTGTACCCGATGCAACCGTGTCCACCGAATTGAACACGCTTACCAATTGCTTTGCGTCGGTTCTTGTCGATCCGGTAGCCGTAATTTCGTCTTTGCCATCCCCGCAAATCGAAACCGTGGATAGTTGACTGACACCCGAACCGAGAACCCGCGAAGGTATGCTCATTTGAATCCTAAAACGCGCAAATCTCGCTGCGGAATATGAAAAAAAGGTTCTTCAAATCGAACGTTCTGAAAACCTGCCTCGGTAAACAGCGCACCGATTTCAGCTTTAGAGTAACACCAATGATGCCGCATCGTATCAGGTTTGGGCATTCCGAACAACGCACGCCCAATCAAATCGTCATTCCTGTGCCCTTGATTCCACAGCGCAATCACGTTATCAAGACACGGCATTTCAAGCGACAACTGACCGCCCGGCTTTAGCACCCGCAACCACTCTAGCAACGTTTGTTTCGCCTTAGGTGTCGGGATATGCTCAAACAAATGGATCGCTGAAATCTCGTCAGCGTGGTCATCCGGCAAGTCAAGTTTCGTTACATCGGACAGCAAATCCTGATCCCCGACGCAATCGACGTTGATCCAGCCAGGCCATGATCGATCCCCCGCCCCTAAATGGAGTCGAATAGCGTATCCCATGCCGCTCCAATCTGTTCAGGGGAATAGTGCATTTGAATGTATCGCTGGCCTTCCCGTACCAAGTCATTCAATTCGTGCCTGTAGGCTTGCGAAAACTGCAACCCGCCCTTGACTGGCCCAAGGTAACAAAAGTGCCTAAATTCCTTGTTTATAACAATCTTACTGGCGATTACAAAGCAACCCGCCATGACTGCGTTAATGAGTCGATTGGGGCTTTTGTAGGTTTCTTCGGCATTCGGTAGCAAAACGATGTTGCTTCGGTGCAGCAATTGCTCTTGTGCGCTGTTCGACCACGGCACACAATCGATCAGGTCATTCGGCCCTGTGCAGTAGGTCATATCATACTTTTTTAACATTTGTTGATACGGCAACATTTCTTTCAGATTGCTCTGATGCCCCATCCACAAAAATTTATTGCCGTCTGCGTGCGGTTGACCTCGGTTTTCCCACGAATCGGGGATTACTTGGGCATCCCTTTCCGCATGGCGGCGAATTCGTCGCGCCATTTCCTCAGTCGGGCACACAACCGCATCAGCTTCTCTAGACATTTCTTCATAAAGTTTTCCTAACTGCGGATGCTCAAAATGGTCATCGCAAATATCGACAACCAGCTTCACGCCTTGCCCCTTCATGTGATGGAACAGCATTGCATCATCGGGGTGCGGCTTGGAAAAGACGGCTATATCCGCGCCTTGAGCATTCAGCCTTGATTTGTGTTTGCAATACGCCGAGGGCAGTTGCGCCCTCAATCGGTAGGATGCCATCTCAGCACCCCCGCGATGCAGCCAGGTTACGCTGCGAGCTTCCATGTGCTCCTTACCCGCAGGATTTCGGCTATCAGCCCATCCCCCCGCGCTTCGATTGTAATGTCCGGCATCACGCTAAACACCAGTTGGAACTCGTTTGCTTGCTGCGCCATCGCCATGTTGCTCACAAACTTCTTGCGGTGCGGCGCTTCACCCACATAAATTTCAATCGTCTGCCCGGCTTTTTCGCCAGTAAAGCGTTTTGTCCCATCCTCGCGGATGCAAGAGTCATAGCCATACAGGATGAATTTACGGAAGCCTAGCAAGTAACCGATATTGATAGCTCTAAGGCCGGAAGTCGTTCCACCGCCTACTGCAAGCCTTTTGCCTATCGCCTCGCATTCAGCGTCTTGCGACCACGAATGCCACAGCAGCACATTCTTGTCAGCAAGCCAATCGAACATCACCGGAGGGCATCGGGATGCCACCATGTAGACCGTGTGATCGTTCTTTTTCTGAATGCAGTTAGTCCTGTCTCGTGGGTCTAAATCTACCCACAAATCAGGTTCTATGCCGTTATCGCATAGGAAGTCGTGTGCGCCCTTGATAGCGCAGATCGTCCTGCCCTGTTCGCGTTGTTGACGTATCTCTTCAACGAACTCAGGCATGGATGGGCCGCTCCCGACCAGCACAAGTGTTCCATCGTGCCGAGCGGGAGCGGTTAAGTACCTGCGATGCCCGAAGCGATGTGCGGGTAACCGGCAATGCAGGTCACCGCAGTCGCGTTGGAAATCGAAGTGGTAGCCACAAGGCCAAACACCGCGCCACCCGAAACCACAGCGTCGTCAAGCACGCCGGAAGTTGCGGTGGTGTAGAGCGGGACGTTCGGGGCGCAGTTAGCAGCCAGGTTAACTTGCACCTTGCCGCCCAGTTGAACCCAACCGTAATAGCCCGAAGCGATGGAAGTCTGAGCGAAGCCCACGCGCTTGCAAGTTGCTGCAAGAGTCGTGGTCATCATCTGAGCCTTTTGCGTGTCATAAACGGCGACAGCAGCATAGGCCGAGATTTCGGACAGAGCTTGGACATACACGGCTTGACCGCCGTCGGAAGTGTTGACCACCGTACCAGTCGTGAATTGCGAAGTCGAATCCACGTTGGTCAGGGTAACGCCTGCGGTATTGCTTACGCTGAAAGTAGGCATTTTATTTTCTCCTTAAGCAATCAGCACGCCGCAGAACTGCGGGCCGCTGCTAGTCAAGTTACCGGCCCAACCAATCAGCTTAACGATTGCATCTTGGTTGACTGCT